CTGATGACCACGGGCACCCTCTTGAGAATTGCGTGGACTTTATTTCCATCTTCACCGACCACGCCGCCGAAATCGCCGCCAAGGACGGGGAGATATCAAATCTCAAGGATACCCTCAAAGATGTTCTGGAAGCTTGGCGGTATGGCGAATCCATCCATGTTGGATTTAGGGCGTATGATAGAGGCTGTGCAGCCATAGCGGAGGATGTGGAGGGAACCTAAACCATATAAGGGAGGACTATGCTTCTCTTCGATATTGAAACCAATGGCTTCCTAGATGCTCTCGACACCTGCTTCTGTGCCGCTGCCTTAGATACCAACACCAACACCATGTTTCAATTTGACCCTGAGGGAGTGTCTCCTAGTCAACTCCTTATGGCTATCGAGAAAGCCTCCAGAGAAGGCGTCCCTATCGTCGCCCATAATGCCATAGGTTTCGATGTCCCTGCCTTGAAGAAGCTCTATCCTGATTTCAAGGGTTTCGGAGAAGTCATAGACACTCTTGTCTGGAGTCGCTTGGCTTTCCCTGACATTCGTAAGACTGACTTCAACCTCTTCAAGAAGGACATCCTTCCAGGTAACCTCATAGGCTCCCACAGCCTCAAAGCTTGGGGCTACAGGTTGAAAGAGTATAAAGGAGAGTGGAGTGATTGGTCTAAATGGTCGAGGGAGATGTCTGAATATAATGTTCAGGATGTGGTGGTTCTTAAAAAGCTGGTCGATTTACTTTCAGCACAGAATGTCTCTCCTGAAGCTCTCAAGCTGGAGCATCAGGTTGCTGAAATAATCTTCAGACAGGAACAGAAGGGATTCATGTTCGATGTCTCGAAGGCAGAGGCTCTTTACTTAAAACTCCGCTCTAGGCAAGAGGAGATACAGAAAGAACTCATTGACCGCTTTGGCTCCTTCTATGTGGGAGGAAAGACATTCACTCCCAAAGCCTTCAATAAGAAGTATGGCTATTATGCTAATGCTCCTTGTACTAAAATAGAACTGGTGGAGTTCAACCCTTCTAGTAGACAACATATCGCCAAGGTCTTGACTAGGGGCTTCAACTGGAAGCCTCTGGAATTTACAGACCAAGGTGAACCGAAAGTCTCAGATGAAATCCTAGCCTCCCTTCCATACCCAGAAGCCAAGCTCATTGCCGAATATTTAATGCTCGACAAGAGACTAGGTCAGCTAGCTGAAGGGAACCAGGGATGGCTCAAGGCTTACAACACAACCACGGGTAGAATTCACGGCTCTGTGAATACCTGTGGGGCCGTGACAGGGAGAATGACTCATAGTCATCCCAACATGGCTCAAGTTCCTGCTGTGTATTCTCCATATGGCAAGGACTGTCGAGGACTCTTCACAGTTCCTACTGGTTATAAACTAGTAGGCTGTGATGCTGCTGGACTAGAAGCTCGCTGTCTAGGGCATTACATGGCTAGGTATGATGGAGGCAAATATGCTGAGGCTGTAGTGTCTGGGAGCAAGGATGAAGGTACTGACATCCATACTCTCAACATGAATGCTCTAGGCATCAATGACAGGGATGTAGCAAAGACATTCTTCTATGCTTTTATCTACGGAGCAGGTGATGAAAAACTTGGTGCAATTCTTGGCAAAGGACGCCAGCAGGGAGCATCAGCTAGGAAGAGATTCCTGGCTAGGGTTCCTGCGTTGGGTAAACTGGTTGAAGCAGTGGGCGAGGCTGTCTCCAACAGGGGCTTTCTTGTTGGTCTGGACCGCCGTAAGCTCAATGTTCGTTCTTCTCATGCTGCTCTTAATACTCTACTTCAGTCTGCTGGGGCAGTGATAATGAAGAAGGCTTTGGTTATAGCTGATGAAGAACTCTTTAGGAGAGGTTATGACTATGAGTTTGTAGCTAACATTCATGATGAGTTCCAGCTTGAAGTGAAAGCTGAAGATGCTGAAGCTGCTGGAGAGGTTTGTAAGAAGGCTATTCAATTAGCTGGAGAACACTTCAAATTCAGATGTCCTCTTGATGGGGACTATGGTGTTGGAGATAATTGGGCTGAAACACATTAAGGGGAGATATGATGGATACATATGAGCGCATCGAGAAGTGGAACAAGGATAGGAATAATCTTGAGTTCAATCCTGAGCTTGAATTCGAGATGTTGATGGAGGAGTTGACTGAGATTTTCAAAGCTCCATCTTTGGCTGAGAAGATTCAAGAGCTTTGTGATTTATCTTTCGTAGGAGCAGGTACTGAGGCTAAGATGAAGGAACCAGATTTGTTCCTTGTCTGTCTTCATCATGGTCTTACTGAGTTTAGGGACATATATACGGAAGCCCTTGGCGTCCCTGCGGAAGTTGCCAATGAATGTTTCGACGCTGTCATCTCTGCCAATGAAAAGAAAGGAACCACCAAGGACACCAATGGAAAAATCATCAAGGGGGATGCTTACACGTCTCCTCTTCCTGAGATTATTTCTATCCTTGAAAAGGAGGGACTCATTGAGCCGTAGAGATTGGGAATGTACTAAATGTGGTCATATCCTCCATGAGCGTTTTAGAGATGAACTTCCAGCTATCTGTCCCTACTGTAAAGATGAACAAGCTGAATTGTTAGCTATCAAGTCTACTATCTATCGTGATGACCTTCCTATTACTTATGCGGACCTTCCTGTCAAATACGACATGGTATCGCATCCTCCTCACTACACTCAAGGTAGCATCCAGCCTATTGATTATATAATGGCTAACAAGATGTCTTTCCTTGAAGGCAATGTGGTCAAGTATGTCACTCGACATAAGCTCAAGGGTGGGCTGGAGGATTTGAACAAGGCTACCTTCTACCTCAACAAACTCAAGGAGACATATGGAAGTCCTGTTACTGGATGAAGCCGGTTATCTCCCTGCTATGGTAGGGCTATCTCTCTCCTATAATGTCTCTCCTCACAAGGCTTGGAATGCTGCTACACGTCTTGCTCACATGGATGGGGGACATAATAAGTTCCTTGAGAGCATGGTTGTCTGGTTGGACATCGTAGCTCCTAGGTATTGGTGGCAACAGTTTGACACCTACAGGGTTGGGATGACCAAGCAGTCTCAGTCTACTATGCACACGATGTTGAAGAAGCATCTCACTCCTGATGACTTTGAGGCTCCTGGTATCCCTTCTCAGGTCTTGGAGATGTTGAACATGATGGTTGGTGAGAAGCAATTCGATCTTCTCAAAGCTCTTCTACCTGAATCCTTTCTCCAGCGTAGGATTGTCTGTACCAACTACAAGGTCATCAGGAACATCGTTGCCCAGAGGAAGACTCACCGGCTGAAGGAGTGGGAGCAGTTCATCAACGCTATGAGGATTCTGAGGCACTCCCAGTTCATCTTTGAAGAACCTAAAGAGGAAACTGAATGAACCTGGACATGTCCGCTTTACTCCGTTCCAAAGGTATCTGGGGATGTGCCATCATCCTCATTGGCTGGCTCAATCAGAAGCTCCCCATCATGGACATCTCTATCCTGATCGGGAACACCGGGTATCCTCTGGAGGATGTCACCTCTTTGATTGGTGCTGGCCTGGCTCTGGCTGGTAGGCTCTCAGCTAAGGCTCCTCTCTTGAGGAAGGAGGATAATGGACCTCAAACTTAAACACGATATCCCACTATGTCTCCCTTCCTGGTGGAACCAGATAAAGAAGGAGAAGAGGGTCACAGTCATGAATGGTTGTGGCCCTTCTTCGTGGAAAACTAAATTCAACACGGTCTGGGGATTGGACATCAAAGACGCATGTAATGTCCATGACGTTGAATATGTCTTTGGGAACTCCAGGTCATCTGCTGATGCTAGGCTCTTCGCCAATCTCTGTCTTCTAATCGCCGCCCGTAGCTCAAGGATACTGATGCCATTTAGGATTATCAGGGCATTCACCATGTATGCTTTAGTGAGGGAATCAGGCTGGAGGTTCTATAGTGGCTCTTAACAAGTTCATGCTTGGTCTGGCCGTGTTCATGCTCACGTTCTCTGTGGGCTGTGAGAGTAACAAGCTCAAACAGATTCCTAGTGTTGTCTCTGCCTTTGTCTCTATCCTTGAGACATCTCCTCTTCCTGAAGATACCAAGGTGCAACTCAAGCCTTACATCACTATCATTCAGATGCGGATGGCTAACCTTACTGCTGCTTCTGTGGCTGATGCTGATATGATTGTGGTCCTGGTTGAGGCTATTCAGGATGCTATCAACATTGTGGAGAAGTCCTCGACTGATAACAACTCTAAAGTCCAGGTCCGTAACTACGGCTTGTGGGCTATCACTCTCCTGAAACTTGTCTCGATCTTCTAGCCATGTGCTACTCAGGAGCTTGTCCTTATGAGAACTACAACGGTGAGTGTCGAGGACCAAGAGATTGGAACCAACCAGATGCTCCATGTAACATCTGGAGAGGAGAAGAAGACTGTGAAAAAGAAGTCCCAGACGAAAGAGAATATGACAGAGATTGTGGAGAAGACTCCTGAGACTCCTCCTCTCCTGCTCTGTCCCATGAAGATGTCCCTCCCTAGAACCTACTCCTTTGACCCTGTCTCTGGGCGTATCGTGGGAGATGGAAGTCCTTACTGTGATATGACTGAATGTGCTTGGTGGAGAGGTACTCACTGTTCGAGTTCTCATGTCGGAACAATCTAATAGGAGGAGAAGAGCATGGCTACCATTAGGGTGCAGAACTATGAGATTGAGCCGACAGAGTGGAGTGTAGACCTTTATCGAATTATGGTTAGCGGTCCTAAGAGTAAGGTTCCTGGGACAGAGTATCGTCAACCAATTGCGTACTATCAGGACTATGCTGGAGCAGGGAAGCGGCTGCTTGATGTTCTCCAGAATCATTCCGATGCTTCCGACATCAAGGCATTGATTGCTGCTACTGAGGAAGCCAAGAAGCAGATCGTTGCAGCATGTAAGAAGGTTGTCACTATTGAGTAAAAAGACCCTACTCATTGACGCTGACATCATGATTTACCAGATAGCTGCCATCAATGAAGAACACTATGAATGGGAAGAGGGTGTAGTCTCTGAGGAGGTAAATGAAGATAAGGCCAAGGCTGATATTGATACCTTCATTGAACGCCTCCTGGTTAGATGTAAGGCTAAAGACTACATCCTCTGTCTGTCTTCAGATTATAACTTCAGATACCTTGTCGATGGAACCTACAAAGGGAACAGGTCTGATGCTAAAAGACCTGTCCTTCTGTCTCTTCTCAAGTCTCATGTCTCTTCCAACTATCCCTGCAAGATGACCAAGTGGCTCGAAGCTGATGATGTCATGGGTATCCTAGGGACATCCAGAGAGAACACTATCATCTGTACTCTGGACAAAGACCTCAATCAGATTCCTGGGTTCCATTACAACTGGACCAAGGATTCGCTTTATGAAGTCTCTCCTGAAGAAGGAGAGTTCTTCTTCTACCAACAGGTACTCACAGGGGATTCTGTAGATGGATACTCAGGTTGTCCTGGAATAGGCCCTGTGAAGGCTAGGAAGGCTCTGGAAGCCTCTGAAGACTATTGGGCGACCTGTGTATCGGTTTATGAATCCAAAGGGCTTACAGAGGCTTCTGCGTTGTCTCAGGCTAGGTTGGCTAAGATACTCACAGTGAAGGAGTGGGACTTCAAGAACAGGACATATAAACTATGGGAGCCTCCTAAAGGAGTCATATGAAAGATATCATGTTCATCATTATGGAAGAAGGAGAGTTCCTCACCTCCAGAGGTAAGCATAGTTCTCGCCTAGCAGACGCTAAGTTCTACAAGAAGATATGTGACGCTGCCAGGGTTAAGAACAAATTGTGTGATGCTGACCCTGTTCCTGGGTACATCCGTAGGCATGTCATCCCTGTCACTCTTTCCATTGGGGGTGAGGTGTAGATGTTTAAGTTCAAGACACCCTTCGCTGAGAACATCTTCAGGAACAAGTATGCCCAAGGTCCGAATGACTCTTGGCCTGAACTTGCTAGGCGTTTGGTAGATGATGTCTGTGGCACAAGGGGAGGGGAACTTCCCTTTCCCTTGCTGTCTCCTGAAGAACAGAAGCAGTTGGTCAAGTTCATCACAGAGATGAAGTTCGTTCCTGGTGGTAGGTATCTCTACTATGCAGGAAGGAAGCTCCATTACTACAACAACTGTTTCCTGCTCAAAGCTGAGGAGGATACCCGTGAAGAATGGGCTGACTTGGTTAAGCGGTGTACGTCTGCGCTTATGTCAGGGGGAGGCATTGGGGTTGATTATTCTGTTATACGTCCTATGGGGCGTAGTCTCCTTCGCACTGGTGGATTATCTAGTGGGCCTCTGCCACTGATGTACATGATTAATGAGATAGGCAGGAACGTCATGCAAGGTGGTTCAAGACGTTCTGCTATCTATGCCTCTCTCAATTGGCAGCATGATGACATCGAGGCTTTCCTTACAGCTAAGGATTGGCCTGAGTGGATTAAGGAGAAGAAGGCTGAAGACTTCAACTTCCCTGCTCAGTTGGATATGACCAACATCTCCATCAACTGGGATACGAAGTTCATTGAAGAAGCTAAACAGGGATACGTTCCTGACCTCTGGTATCGCTCTGTGTTGAATATGTGCAAGACTGGGGAACCGGGGCATTCTTATAACTTTTATGAGAATGAGAAGGAGACACTAAGGAACGCTCCTCTGTCTGGTGAAACCCATGTCCTTTGTAGTGATGGATATGCTAGGATTAAAGACTTACCTGAAGGGAAGTGTAAGGTCTGGACAGGAAGAAGGTGGGCAGAGACTACCTTCGTGAAGACCAAGAGTAACGTCAAGACGCTCACCGTTAGGATGACAGGTGGAAGGGTTATTTATGCTGACCCTGAGCATGAGTTCTTTGTTCGTAAACCCCTCTCTAATAAAAGAGGGAAGAACGCTAGATACATTGAAGACAAGGTTCCGGCTGCTAAATTGAAGCCTGGAGATACCTTGGTCACTTCGTTGTGTGCTATAGAAGGAACAGGCTTGAACCCTATAGGTTACACACAGGGGTTCATCATTGGAGATGGTCATTCTTCTTGGGGAGGGGCTGATGTTAGCTTCTTCGCTGAGAACAAGATCGAGAAGGTTCTCCCTTGTCTAGCTACTCCTGACTCCACTTCTCTCGATGGAACGAGGCTGTACTACAAGAACAATAAATATGCTTCCCTGAGTAAGAAGAAGGTTGATTCAACCTATTGTGTTAGGTCTTTCATAGCAGGACTCTTCGATGCTGATGGTTATGCTAATGAGAAGGCCAGGAGGATAACTCTTTCCTCTAGCATCTATGAATTACTTGAGGATGTTAGGCGGTGGTTAGAGTATTATGGCATCCAGAGTAATATCAATATTGGCTCTGGTTCTTCGTATAAACCTGGGAACAAGACATGGTCTTTGATTATCCTTCGTGATTCCATCGTTGACTTCCTCACTCTCATCCCCACTCGCCGTGTTCGTTTTAATACCGACGGGGTGGAAGTGTTTGGGTATCGTAAGTCGGCTGTGAAGGTCGTCTCTGTTGAAGATGAAGGAAGAATTGAAGATGTCTTCTGCTGCGATGTAGAATATGAAGAACATTCCTTCTGTGCTGAAGGGGTGATTGTTTCTAATTGTTGTGAAGTAACTTCTGAAAATGACTCAGATGTCTGTAATCTTGGAAGCGTGAATATGGGAGCTATAGACTCCCTGGATGAGTTTGAAGCAGTCTGTGAATTAGGTTCTAAGTTCCTTGTCTGTGGAACCTTGAGAGGTGACTTACCTTATGAGAAGGTTAAACAGGTTAGAGAGAAGAACAGACGCCTTGGTCTTGGTCTTATGGGCATCCATGAATGGCTCTTGAAGAATGGAGAGTCCTATGCCTTCTCTGAGAAGCTCCAGAATTGGCTTATGTCCTATGAGGGTTATTCTGAATCTGGAGCCAATCAACTCTGTGACAAGCTCTACATCAATCGTCCCATCAAGTACCGTGCTATTGCCCCTACAGGCACCATAGGTATCCTGGCCTCCACTACCACAGGCATCGAGCCTCTCTTCGCTGTGGCCTACAAGCGTAGGTATCTGGTGCAAGGGACTAGGTGGAAGTATGAGTATGTCATCGATGCCACCGCTGAGAGGTTGATTAAGGAGCATGGCCTAAATCCTGATGACATCGAGACATCCAGATCCTTGGCTATCACTCCAGGTAAGAGGATCGAATTCCAGGCTCAGGTTCAACAATTCGTTGACCATGCCATCTCCTCCACCTTGAACCTCCCTGCTTGGGGGAGTGAGTATAACAATGAGTATACTGCCCAGGAGTTGGGGAACACTCTCTTGAAGTATTGTGGAATGCTCAGAGGTATGACCTGTTATCCTGATGGTGCCAGAGGTGGACAGCCATTGACTCCTGTCCCTTACGAAGAAGCTGCTAAACAAAGAGGTGTTGTGTTTGATGAAGTCGAAGAAAAATGTATCGGAGGAATCTGTGGACTCTAATATCCCTAAGATGAAAGCTGTCATTACTGTGGAGTATCCTGCTTATCCTGCTTGGTATTCTGAAGAAGCCTCTCCTGTGGAATGTGCTACCTGTGATGCCAATCTCTTCCAGAGGCGTCCTGAGGAGTTCCTGAAGATTTGGAAGGGAATCACCAAGTCTGGTGAAGGTTCCATCAGCATACTTGTGTATCCAGGGGACAAGTAATGGCACCTAAGCTTCCTATCGGCTTGAGGAACAATAACCCTGGTAACATCCGAAAGACATCTATCACCTGGAAGGGGGAGGTGAGTAACAACACCACTCCCTTCGAGAAGTATGAGACTCCTGTGAAGGGCATCAGGGCTATGGCAAAGCTTCTTCTGAACTATGAGAAGAACTACAAGATCAACACCTGCCATGAGATTGCCTCTAGGTGGGCACCTCCTTGTGAGAACAACACTACGATGTATGCTGAGTACCTCCGTAAGGGCTGCTCTCTGACCTCTACTTGTGAGCAGTTCAAGATGGTGACGATGCTCCCTCTCCTCATTCCTGCCATCACTCGAATTGAGAACAACGGCCTCATGCCTTACTCCGCTCAAGAGATTGCTTTAGGTATCCAAGAAGCTCTAAATTCTTAGGAAGTTATCCAAGGGCAGATTAGTGGGTGCGTTGATTAATGATGATATTTCGTTAAATTGACGATATATCGTCACTCCCCCGGAGTCACTCCATTATTTGTGGATTGGCTTTTCAATGAGATTCTCACCTTAGGATGGGAGGATATCTAGGCTAAATACTTAGGTATCCTCCTAATTAAAGGAACAATGTGTGAAAGCACTTCCAGTATTTGCTGTTGATCTAGTGAATGAATTGAATGCCTCCTATCCTGAACGCTCTGCTAGGTTAGGTGAGAACATTGATGAAATCATGTTCAAGGCTGGACAGAGGTCCGTAGTGCAGAGCCTCCTGGCTAGGTTGGAGTTAGTCAATGAGATTCAAGAAACCTTAGAACAAGCCCTAGTGAGAGGTTAATTATGTGCATGGCTGGTGGCGGTGGTAGTAGCAAGAGTGATGATGGGTTTGGTCAGTTGATGCAGATGATGCAGTACCAGGAGCAGAAGAAGATGCAGGAGAATGAGATGGCTAACGCCAGGGCTACTGCTCAGACCACGCAGGACCAGTATGAGGACAACATAGACAAGCAGAAGAAAGACCCTGCTGCCTATGCTCCTAGTGATTCTGCCTCTGCTTCCAAGAAGGCTGCTTCTCAAGGGACCAGACGATTCCTCATCCCTATTCCCACTTCTGGAGCGAACACTCCTAGTTCTGGCTCAGGCCTGGCGATTCCTTCTTAAAGGATGTGAATGAATGGAAAACCAAGAAAACGATGTCTCCCTTAAAAGTCTTTTCGAGAAGTACGATAACCGACGTAGCTCCCTTCTGACTAGGGCTAGGAAATGCGCTGAACTGACCATTCCTGCTCTTCTGCCTGAAAACGGACACGCTGAGACTGACCCCCTTCCTACGCCCTATCAGGGCTTCGGTGCTAGAGGTGTAAACAACCTCTCCAGCAAACTTCTCCTGGCTCTTCTGCCAACAAATTCCCCCTTCTTTCGATTTGATATTGATGGTGCCACGATGGAAAAGCTTGTAGAGTCTATGGGTGAAAAGAACTTCAAGACTAATGTCCAAGCTCGACTTGCCCGTCTAGAGAGTTCCATCCAGCAGTTCCTCGAATCCCAGGCTTCCAGGGTTCCTGTCTTCCAAGCTCTTAAGCTCCTTGTAGCCACAGGCAACGCTTGCACCTTCCTTCCCGATGAAGGAGGGATGAGAGTGTATCGCCTTGACCAGTATGTCGTTAAACGTGACCCTGCGGGGCATGTCATTGACCTCATCACCAAGGAGAAGGTTCATCCTGCTGCCATTGAGGATGAAGACACTAGGGCTAAGATTGTAGCCAAGACCTCTGAGGAAGCTGACAAGGATAATGTAGAACTCTACACCAGGGTCAAGCTGACTGAGGATGGCAAGCAATGGGAAGTCCTTCAGGAGGTAGCTGGTGAAGCTATCCCTGGTAGTGAAGGTACTTATCCTCTCAAAGAGTGTCCTTGGATTGTCCTGAGATGGACTGCTATCCAGGGTGAAGATTATGGTCGAGGACATGTAGAGGAATACATTGGCGACTTAATCTCTCTTGAAGGACTCATGAAGTCCATCGTAGAGGGGACCGCTGTAGCTGCCAAAGTCATCTTCATGGTCAACCCTAATGGAACCACCAATGTTAATGACCTTAAAAAGGCTCAGAACACAGGTTTTGTATCTGGCTCTCCAGATGATGTCCATTGTCTGCAGGTAGAGAAACAAGCTGATTTCCAGATGGCCTTGAATACTGTGGTCAGGATTGAAGAACGTCTTGCCCAAGCTTTCCTTCTTCATAGCTCCATCCAGCGAGATGCTGAGAGGGTGACTGCTGAAGAAATCAGGTTCATGGCTTCTGAATTGGAAGATGCCCTTGGTGGTATCTACTCCATCCTTTCCCAAGAGTTCCAGCGTCCTCTCCTCAATCGTGTCATGGGACAGATGAGGAAGACCGGGAAGCTCCCTGCCCTTCCTGAAGGGGTTGTCCAGTTGACCATCACCACAGGGCTTGAAGCTCTTGGTCGAGGTCACGATCTGAACAAGCTCATCACGTTCGTGAAGTCCATCAAGGATCTGGGTGAACAGTCTGTGATGCCCTACCTTAATATGGGCAACCTTATCCAACGTATCTCTACTGCTCTTGGAGTGGACCCTGAAGGTCTTATACGGCCTGAAGAGGAAGTCCAGCAAGCCCAGCAGTCTCAGCAGCAACAGGCTATGGCTCAACAGCTAGCTCCTAATGCTGTGAAAGGGATGATGGACATGGGTAAAGCTCAGATGGAACAGCAAGCTCAACCACAACAGTAATGAGGTTATATGTCCGATTTCGTAGAGATTAATCCTGGTGATGAAGCTCCTGATGAGACTCAACAGTATATTGATGAGATGGTTGCCAAAGCTGACGGTGGTACAGGTAATGAAGAGCAGTCTCTTCTAGCCGGTAAGTATACCTCCGAAGCTGAACTGGAGAAAGGTGTTCTGGAACTCCTGAAGAAGAACAAAGGTGGCAACCTTGAAGAAGTATACAAAGACCTGGAGCGAGGACTGGGTAAAGCTCAAAAGGAAGAAGTGGCTCCTCCTGGTGCTGAAGATGCGCCTGAAGGCAGCCCTGAGCAGCCTAAGAAAGAAGAAGGCGAAGGCTCGAAGAAAGAAGAGATGGCTCCTGATAATGGAAAAGCTGACAAGTCTGGGAATGATATTGACTACACAGCCCTAAGCCAGGAGTTCTTTGAACAAGGCACTCTTAGTGAATCTTCCTATGAAAAGCTAAACAAGGCTGGAATTCCTAAGCCCATGGTGGAAGCCTACATCGAAGGTCAGCGGGCTTTGGCTGACAAGATGATAGGTGAAATCACCACTATTGCAGGTGGACAGGAACAGTACCACCAGATCGTTGGCTGGGCTAAGGACAACATGTCTGTGTCTGAACAGAAGGCGTTCAACAAGGCAGTTCAGTCTGGTGATGTAGATACTATGAAGATGGCTGTGAAGGCTCTCAAGGCATCCTACGTCGAAGCCAACGGCTCTTCTCCTAAGCTGGTCAAGCCCTCTGCCACTAGCTCTGGACAGGATGTCTATACATCTTGGAAGGATGTCTCTCTGGATATGGCTAAACCAGAGTACAAGAAGTCCCCCACGTTCAGGGATACGGTTGCCCGTAAAATGGAACGTTCTAATTTGTAATGATAAGGCCCAATTGATCTTGTTCTGAGGAATAAGAAAGAGAGGACACCCTTATTACCATACTGGCTAGATGCCCTAACTTCATCTATCACCATTTAATTCCCTCCTTTGAAAGGTTTATATCATGGCTAATGCTTCTTCCGTTCGTATCGGTGCTATCAACCAGGGTGTTGATAAGACCGCTTTGTTTCTCAAGGTCTTTGCTGGCGAGGTTATTACTGCTTTTGAGCAGAAGGCGTACACCCTCGACAAGCATGTAATTCGTACTATTAAGTCTGGTAAGTCTGCTCAGTTCCCTGTTGTCGGCAAGATGCCTGCTGCTGAGTACCATACTCCTGGTGCTGAAATTGTTGGTCAGCAGGTCAATCATGCTGAGAAGACCATCACCATTGATAGTCTTCTGATTTCCCATGCTTTCATCCCTGACATCGATGAGGCCATGAACCACTACGATGTGCGTTCGCAGTATGCCTCGATCATGGGTGAGCGTCTGGCTAATACCTTCGATAAAAGCGTGATGAAGGAAATCGTCCTGAACTCTCGCGCCTCCGCTACCGTTACTGACGGTACTGGTGGTCTGGTCATCACCGATGCTGACCTTGGCTCTGCTACTGCTGACACCAAGGCTCAGGGTTGGATTGATGCCCTGTATGATGTTGCGGCCCAGATGGATTTGAACAATGCTCCTAAGGAACGCTATTGCGCTCTCCTTCCTGCTGACTTCTACTTCCTGGCTCGTTGGGTTGGTTCCAATGGTTTCTCGCTGGTCAACAAGGACTATGACGGTAAGGGTTCTATCGCTGATGGTACTCTGACTCGCATTGCCGGTATTGACCTGATTCCTTGCAACACCCTTCCCACCACTAACCTCACCTCTGACACCTATCACGGCGTCAATGCCAGCACCACCAAGGCCATTGTTTGGACCAAGGATGCTGTGGGCACTGTGAAATTGATGGACCTCTCGATTCAGTCTGAGTGGGACATCCGCCGCCAGGGCACTTTGCTGGTGGGTCGCTATGCCTACGGTCATGGTGGTCTGCGTCCTGAGTGTTCTGCTGAGCTGCGTACTGCTGCTCCGTCTTAAGTTAAACTAAGGGGGATTCTCTAGAAATAGGGAGTCCCCCTTTTTTGCTTCAAATCTCCATACATTAGAGGTACTTGACTATTATGAACATGACTCCCATGACTGAGCTTGAAGCGGTGAACACCATGCTCCAGGTTATTGGGGAACAGCCGGTGAACTCTCTGACCACTTCAGGTCTTACTGAGGCCACTTTGGCTAGGCAGACTCTTCATCGTGTTTCTCGACAGGTCCAGAACATGGGACTTCATTGTAACACTGAAGAAGAGTATCCCTTAGCTCCTCTTGAATCTGGAGAGGTCCATGTGCCCTCCAACACTCTCTCTATGGACCCTACTGACACCTCCTTGGATTACATTCTCAGAGGCACCAGGGTATATGATAGAGAGAACCATACCTACATTTTCGATTCCTCCATTGACGTTGACATCAAGTTCTTCCTTGAGTTTGAAGAACTCCCTCAGGTTGTGAGGGACTATATTGTCATCAGGGCCGCTAGGGAGTTCCTGGCTGATGTCATAGGCTCTGTGGACAATGACCAGAAGTATCTGGAGCGTGAAGCCAAGGCTCTGGCTGCTATGACTAGGGAAGAGCTTATGAACAGGGATGACAACATGCTTTCATCTTCTACCATCTCTGATATCACCAACAGGAGCCTGTAAGAATGACTCTGGTAAGTAAGAACATTCCTGGCTTCTACAACGGAGTGAATCAACAGGCCGCTCCAATACGGCTTGATACCCAACTAGATGCCCAGGAGAACGGCTATAGCTCTCTGGTTGATGGCTTGACCAAGAGACAGAACACAGAGCATGTAGCTACGCTCTCAACCACAGGAACTATCCATCCTGAAGACTATCTCACTCATACCATCAACAGGGATGAGACTGAGCAGTATGAAGCTATCTTCACAGGTGAGGAGGATACTCCTCTCCGTATCTTCAAAACAGATGGAACTGAATGTACGGTACAGTATGGCAACCTGGCTGAAGACCTGGCCTTTACCGCTGATGCTTCTGTAAAAGACTATCTCCTTGATTGTGAACCTAGGAAGGACATCAGGTGTATCACAGTATCTGACTACACCCTGGTCACTAACAGGACAGTCACAGTTGAGATGGATACTGACGTAGCTCCTCATGTCCTTTCAGGTAAGGTTCAGACATTCTCCAGGCTCATTGGCTTCCATCCTGAAGCGTACCGTGAGCTTGCTACGGGGGATGGCCTTAATAACTCCTTTGAGGCTCCCTACTATCTAAACCAATCTGACATCAGGGTTAAGGTCCAAAACAGTATAACTACTGCATGGTCATGGAAGAACAGTTCCTTCATCAAGACTGACGCTGCTCCTTCCTCTGGTTATCCTGTGGAAGTCTACCGAATTGCTGAACCAGATGTCCTAGAAGTCTCTGGAGATGAATCTAACAAATTCGATTCCTACTTCGTGAAGCTGGTTGATAAGGTCTGGAAGGAAGTAGCCAAGCCTGGAATCTTAACTACCTTCAAACAGTCCACAATGCCTCATAGGATTGTACGGACAGCCACCAACACCTTCACGGTAGCTCCAATTGATTGGGTAAGCAGGGATAGTGGGGATGACATCACCAACCCTGTGCCCTCCTTTGTAGGCTACAAGGTGAACAACATCCTATTCTTCAAGGGCCGTCTAGGCTTCTTATCACAGGAGAGGGTGGTTCTATCCAAGACCAACGACTTCTTCAACTTCTGGGGAAGTACTGCTCTGGATGTTCTTGATGATGACCCTATTGATGTGGACTCCTCCTCGACGCTACCTAACAGTGTAGTCAACCTGATGGAGTATGCTCCCTTCGATGCCAACCTCATCCTCATGTCCAACAACCAACAGTTCTCTCTAGGGGCTGTAAACGCTACCTTGACTCCTACTACCGTTGCTATCACTCCTATCACAGGGTTTGAGTTCAATCCCTATTCTATGGTTGGTGTAGCTGGAACCAATGTTCTCTTCACAGGTAGGAAGGGTGATTATCTCACAGTCAGGGAATACTTTGTCCAACCTGACTCTTTGATGAATGATGCTGCTGATGTCACAGGCCACATTCCCAACTACATCCCCAATGGGATGGCTCAGGTTGTGGTTTGTAACCCCTTGGATACAGCTTTCGTTCTCTCCTCTGGTGACTATGAATCCATCTATGTCTATAAGTACTTCTGGACAGGGAATGAGAAGTCCCAGAATAGCTGGTCCAAGTGGACCTTCAATGGTGGAAAGGTTTATGGGATGGGAATCATTGAGACTGACCTCTTCCTTATCATTGAGAGAGATGGAGAACTGAACCTGGAGAAGATCCGGCTCAAGAACATGGAGACAGGGACACTAGGCTTCAGGGTCCACCTGGATAGGTTAAAGACTCTTACAGGTGTATCCTCTGGCCTCACCACTGTCTTCACCTTCCCTTACGATGTCTCTGGTACTGATATTGATGAAGGACTCTATGATGTCATTGATACCAGCACAGGACTATCTGTGCCTATCTCCTCCCATACCACCACCACCTTCACTGTGAAGGGATACCATGCTTCTGTCTATTTCGGACAGAACTATACCTTCAGGATGAGGCTCAATGAGCAGTATATCAAAGGCTCTGATAAGGCTCCTATCATTGAAGGTAAGTGGCTGCTTAGAACCTTGACTCTGGCTTTTGATAGGACAGGATACTTCAAAGTCTCTATCACTCCTGAAGCCAGGGACAGTGTCACTCATGAATATACAGGGACTGTCCTAGGGAGAGCCTTGATAGGCACTCCTCTCCTTTCAACCACTCAAGAACGCTTCCTGGTCTTGTCTAAAAACAGAGGAACAACCATAGATGTTACCAATCCTACCTACCTCCCATGTTCCTTCCAGACTGGAAGTATTGAAGGAGAGTATGTCACAAGAAGTAGACGCAGGGTCTAACAAAGGCCCGATCATTCGAGATATCATGTTAGAGGACATTCCTAAACTCCTCTCTATGAAGCTGAGGAAGCAGGACAGAGAAGAACTTATTGCTCACTCAGGATGGATAGACAGTGGGGCCAGCATTGTAGCAAGCCTCATGGTATCCTCCTGGGTGAATGTCCTTGTGTCTCCTACAGGGGACATTGTGGCTGTGTTTGGATTCAAGCCTGAGACTGAGCGATTGGCTGTCCCTTGGATGGTGGCTACAGATGAACTGAAGAAGTATCCTATGACTCTCATGACATCTGCTAAGGCTTTCGTAAGGGAGATGCTGGAACTCTATCCTGTTCTCTACAACTTCGTAGACAAGAGGAATACCACTTCTATCAAATGGCTGAAGGCTCTAGGGTTCATCTTCGATACTGAGGAATACTTCTTCCATGATAAGACAGTTCCTTTCCTCCAGTTCTATTTGACTCGACAGGAGGTTACTTAAATGTGTGAACCAGCCACCATTATTGGTGGAACTATGGGAGCTTTATCTCTAGCAGGTAGTGTGATGGGTTCTATGGGACAGGCTTCTGCTGCATCTGTATATAACAGTCAAGCTAGTGAACGGGCACAGATGCAGTCTATGATGACTATGTCTATGGCTCAATCCCAGTATGCTTTGACTATGGAACAACTTCAACAGTCACAGCAGTTTGCTACACAGGCTGCTACCCAACAGATGGAAACCCTTGAACTCCAGGCTGACCAGATTCAAGGGGCCGCTGCTTTGGACACTTTAGAGCGTGTCAGGCAGGGGATGAGGGATAAGTCCAAGGCTGTCGTAGGGGCTGCTGAAGCTGGTGTTGGAGGTAATACGGCCAAGAGGGTGGAGGAGAATGTTCTCTTCCAGCAGGGCTATGACACCTCCATCATTGACGTTAACCGTCAGAACCTCTTGGAGCAGACCAGAGAGAATATCAAAGGGACTGCTATGGATTACAAGGGAAAGCTCATGGAGATTGGGAATGCCAGGGTCAAGACCACAGGGGCTAGGGACAATGCCTTCCTAGAAGGCTTCCTGATGCCTTTTGGGGTGGAAGAGAAGCAAGGCCCCGATCCTTTCCTCTCTGGCTTAGGAGCCATCACCAGCGCAGCTAGTGCTGGTCTAGGAGCCTATAGCTCGATGAAGTCCATGAGTGTTGGTCCTAAAGCTCCTTTTGGAGGTAAGTTCAATATGACAGGGTGGAATAAATAATGCCCAGAGATACTCAGATTCAACCTAACAGGCAGGTGCCTACCAAACAGCAGGACACCTTCCGGTACTCGACTCCTGACATGAAGGTTGTGGCTCGACCTGTAGATGCTACAACTCCTCCTCTGGCTCATTACCAACAGCCGGATATTCCCAATCTCATGAGGGGCCTAAGCACTAGTGGCATGGAGAATGCTGATAGGAATGCTAGGCTCCTCATGAACGCTATTGGAGGTATGGGGGAAGCTCTCCATACTTACGCTGGTGTTAAGAAGGAACAGAACAAGGAGGACATGAACAACGGGTACTATAACGCTCTCAAAGGCCAAGGGTTAACTCCTGAGGCCAACTTCTATGAGCAGATGGGGCATAGCCTTTATAAGGGTGAAGCTGCCTCTGTAGACTATGAGAGGGCTGTCACAGAAGCCTATGCTGACTTTGGACATACTGCCAAGCCTGAGGAATGGAACCAGAAGCTCAATGAGATTCGTTCTACCTACATGTCTGGTAAGGATAACTTCTTCATGGAAGGGTTCCATGATAGGTCCAGGTCGATTGATAGTAAGTTCACCACACAGTATTACACTGACCAGTTGAAGCAGAGGAAAGAAGAGACTATCAATGCTATTGCTGTGACTGCTTCTCAAGATGTAGGGACCATCCTCAAGACTCATGGCTCCAACAAGGAAGCTGTGGCTAATGGATTGAGGGACTACCTTACTGGTATGCAGGAGAATGGTGGAAGCCTCAACAAGCAGGAGATGAGTGAGCTGTTTGTGAAGATAGTGGGGGAGAGGGCTGAAGCGACTGCTTCTCCTTGGCTGCTGGACTTCACTAAATTGAAGGATAAGAATGGTGGGACTAAGTTGTCTGATACTCTTCTGATGGAGACTATCAACAATTACACCTCCAAGGCTGAAGCCAAGCAGATGCACCTGGAGAATAAAGCTCTAGCTGCTGCTTCCAAGGCTGAACATTATCAAGAGAAAGCAGCCATGCGGGTTATGTCTGACATGGTGTTGGCTGGTAAATCCTTTGATGAGATTATGGCTACTCCTGAAGGCCATGCTGCTCTTCGTTCGATGTCTCCTAGTTCTATCTTATCTTTTAAGAATGCTGATGACAGGGAAACTACCGCCTTGAACTATAATTCTTCGACTTACCTGAAGCTCCTTAATGACGCGGGGAGAGGGGAGTTGAATGAAGTAGAACTTATGAAGGCTTACCAGCAGGATAAAACCATTTCCCTGACAGATTCCAAAAGCATAGCATCTACACAAGCAGCAGTAACTAAAGGAAAGACTGAAGCCACCTACGCTGGTTTAGCGTCTAAGGCTCCAGAAGAGAACGCCAAGCTCGCTGTAGGCACAATGCTTAACGAGCGTCTTGGGCCTGAAGGCTCTCAGTACATTCCTACTCCTGTGAAGAATAACATTATAGCTACAACCATCCCTGAGATGAACGATAAACTTGAAGCCATCCAGAGAAGGGCTATGGAGCGTAATAATGGTATCTTTACTGCCAAAGAGAAGATGAATGACCAGGAGTATAAGAAGGACGTTGATAATCTATTGAAAGAGACAATGAGTAGTCTTGAGACTAAACTCAAGCCTTATTCTGTAGAAGCTCCTTCAATCTCCTCTGCTACTCCCTCTTCTAGCAAAGATGCCCAACCTGTCAGTAAGTCCAAACAGAAGTATCATGGGAAATCTTCAGTAGACATCATCAATGGAGAAGGACTCCATAAGCTCAATGTTGTTGATAGATATGCCAAGCTTATTAAGATGGAAGATGATGGCCTGATTGATGATGACCAACGTAAAGAAATTCTCAACACCCTATATGGGAAGTAAAAGGTAATTCAGAATGGTTCAAGCTTCTGAGGAAGTCACTCCGATGTCTCCTCTTGAAACCGCTACTGAGACTCCTCCGACTACTTCTGCTCCTTCTCCTGAAGAACTAGACATGATGGGCTTAGGTTCTTCAGGCGGGGAGCAGAGTGTCAATCCTACTACTGAGGTAGCTAGGCCAGTCTCTGAAGCTTACAAGGATGGAGTACGGAATTATGATCCGGCGGCTATGGCGAATGCAGAGTATAACACTCTCAGATTGGAAAGAGATGCTAAAGACCCTCAACGTAGAAACGCTCGACATGAAGATTTCATGGCTCAGATGGTCGCTGAAGGAATGGACCCTGAGCAAGCTATGGTTAGACTTGGTATTGGTGAAGAAGCTGCTGACATGGAACCTGCCTATCTTATGGACCCTGTTAATATTGTAGCTGATTTAGCTACTGGTGGACTCCAGGGAGCTATTAAGGCTGGTGCTGGTAAGGGCCTAGCTAAGGCTGGAGTAGAGGCGGCTGTAGATGCTGCTGGTAAGAGCTTCTTCAAGACGGTAGGATATGGAGTAGATGCCATCTTCAAGGGAACAGCTAGCGGTACATGGAAGACCATGATGCCTGTTCTCCCTATTATCAAGGGGTGGCAAGCTGTTGGAGGAAGAGAGCTAGGTAAGATGGCTCTTAAAGAAGCCCTCAAGGATGCTGGTATTGGTCTTGTGGCTTCTGCTTCTATGTCTGGAACTGAAGCTATTATAGGCGACGGCGTTACCACAGTCCTCTCTGGTATCATTGGCCCTATGGCCGCTCCTGCCTTGTTGCGTAGGTTTGCTAAGTCAGGTGAAGTAGGGATTACCAACTACGTCATCAACCTTTACAAGAACAACCCCAAAGTAGCTGTAAATCTTCGTGAGGGCTTTGAAGGCCTCCTTGAAGAGGGTGGACTCCTTAATCCTCGAATGGGGAAGTCTGGAGTCACTCCTGAAGCTAAGGCTGTGTCTGATTCTGAAGTGTCCCTGGAGATGACTAGTTCTCTCTTGAACATGAAGAAGGCTCAAGACGATGCTCTCAGTCAAGCCGCTGCTGCTAATCGTAAAGATGTTGGGGACCAGTATGGTAAGGCTGCTGAAGGAATAGCCAATGATGTGGCCTCCAAGATGCGTATGGATGCTGAATACGCTCTCAAGAAAGCTGCTGAAGCCACCTCTGAGAGAGATGTGAAGAAGCTTGAGAAAGCTGCCGCTATGAAGACTATTATAGCTGCGGTCTTTGAAAATGTCCCTGAAGCCGCTGCTGTTAAGAACCAGATAGCTGACGATATTCAGGATGCTCTCTGGCGGGCTGATATGGAGAACACTAAAGATTCTCTGGACATGTCCAAAACCCATCCAATGAATTATACCCAGGACGTTGCCAACCGTCACTATCCTCAGTGGGAGGGTGACAAACAACTTCCCGAAGTCGATCCTCTTGCCCCCGGTAAGGGAATGACTGAGCTTCATCCTCTGGAGAAGCAGCCAGGGGCTGGTAGGATTCCTGGTGAACTTCCTCCTCTTTCTCCTGGCAAAGGAACGTCTGAGCTTCCTCCAGGGGCATCGAAGAATCTTGCTGAATACCCTGGAGACGATCCTCGAAACATTGATTGGGTATCGCGTTCCAAGAACACTCTGACCAAGGCTAGAGAGATTGGAGATTTACCCAAGCCTAAGATGAAGGAACCGCCTTCCCTCTCTGAACTTGCCGAGGTGAAGATTCCAGTAACCAAGGTCAATGCTCCTAGCACTGTCAATCCTGGGGAAACCAAACCTGCTGTGGATACTGGGAGACTTCCCGGTTCGACTCTTCCGGCTACTGAGGTTAAGGCTTTCCAAGACGCTGTCATGTCTGGTGATACTGATGCTGTCAGAAACCTCCTAGATATCAACTATGATAAGATATGGGGTGGAGATGACATCAAGCAGATTATCGCTACTGCCTTTGAGAACATGCCTTCTCTCAGTAGAGGTACTAGGTCTTGGGATGAAGCCAAGCAGTTGGCTGTTGACTACGATTTGAAAGACCTACTGAAGTCCATTGAAGACAACAAACATCTTGATTCCAAGGTTTATGGATTCATGAAGATATTTGATGCCCATGGACAGAACCTCCAGGTTCTCTCTGCCAAGTACCAAGCGGCTGCTGCTGTTGGTATCGTTCCTCCTGACCTGGAAGTTGCTACTGCTAAGGCCATCAAGGTCTATGCTACGCTTCTGGAGTTGGTGAAGGAGCAGAGGGCTAGTGCTGGTAGAACCTTGAATATGTTCAAGACCTTGGGAGAGTTCAAGCCAGGGATGGAAGGTACTCTTCTGATGAGTCAGGCTCTGAAGAATGAGATGAGTGGGGAGCTTCTGGATACAGTGACCAGAATAACCTCCAAGATCGTCCAGGCTGGTGGCTCCAAGAAGGAACTCAAGAATGTTATCAAGGCCGCTTCAATGTCTAGGACCACAGGTGTATTCTTAGAGATAGTGATGGGAGGATACCTTTCCTCTTTTAAGACCCTCTTTGTCAATACCATTGGTCCTGCAATGGCTATTACCCAGACCGTAGGGGAAAGGCTGATAAACATAGCCAACAAAGGCTTCTCTCCAGCTTCTAGGTATGAGTTTGGACAGTTTCTTAAAGGAACCATCGAGCCGCTCTTACCTATGTCTGCCGCTCAGAAGGACGCTCTTAGGGCTAGTGGGCATTCAGTTGAACCTGCTCCTCTTGACCATATTATGTCTCACTATGAACTGGCCGGTGAAACGGAACAGAAGGCTGCGGGTATTGCTGCTAACAACCTTATTCGAAATGTGTTGAAGCTTTTTGATAGTCCAGCAATCAAGATTGCCAATGAGAGCTTTAGTAGACGTTCCGGTATTATTGATGGTAGGCTTCACTACACACATCAAGGGAGAAGTGACCTAGCTGAAATTGCTCAGAATCAGAAGGATGCTGGGCATAAGTTCGTTGGAGGTGCAGTAGGTCTTATTGGGCATCTTGTGGGAGGTATTGGAAGAGGTATGGTTTGGACTGATGGTGTATTCAAGTCCCTTGCTTATAGTGGAGAGACTCGCTTTCAAGCCGCCAGGATGGCCTTAAAGGAAGGATTGGAAGGGGATGCCCTAGATAAAAGAGTGAATGAAATAATCTCTGAGATGCCTGATGAGCTTCATAACAAAGCTGTTCAACATGCCCGTGAAACAGCTATGCAAGCAGACCCAGAGACTAAGACCATGAAGGCTGTCTCTCATGCCCTCTCTGCTAATTCTTTTATCAGGGCCGCTTTCTTCCCTTTTATTCGTACTGGACTCAATATTCTCAAGTTCAGTAGCGAACGTACCCCTCTTATAAACCTTATGGTGAAGAGGTCTAGGGACGCTATCTTTGGTTCTGATCCGGCTGAGAGGTCTTTGGCTCTCGCTAAGATCGAGCTTGGCGGAATGTTGATGGCTACTGGGTTTGGGATGATAGCCTCCAAGATGTATACTGGAGCAGCTCCTCAAGACCCTGAAGCTAGGAGGCTTTGGTTACAAGCTGGTAATCAACCTCACCACCTGAAGCTTGGAGATACTCTTATTGACCTTAGACGGTTTGAGCCTATCTCCACTCCCTTTATGATGATGGGAGAACTGGTTGAAGCTATGAATACACTCAGTGATGAAGGTATAGAGAAGGCGTCCTCGATCATCTTTGGCGTCATTCATAATTATGTTGAAGACAGGACAATGCTTTCAGGGATGAGTAATCTCATGGAAGGCTTTGATTCTGCTGACGGACTCGCTAAGTTAGTGAAGAGTACTGCTCCTATCTTCGTGCCTCTGTCTTCCTTCAACAAATCCTTCAACCGTGCCCAAGACCCTTTCATCAGGGAAGCATGGGATGCTTGGGAAGCTATCAAGCTCTCCGTTCCTGGTGCTGGTCAGACAGTTCCCCCAAGACGTACTATCCTAGGGGAAGCTGTTCAGCATTCTCTCTCTAACATTGATGGTCCTTCGATGAAGCGTTTCTTCTCCTTTGAGGGAGCCTTCAACTCGATGGTCAATCCTGCTACCATTGGAGAGGCTAAGGAGCCTAATGCCTATGATGAAATGGCTAGACTTGCTCAGGTGGGTACTTTCGCTCATCGTCCTATCAAGAATCATCTATATGTTCCTGATGTTGGTGAGACGGTGAATATTACCCATGAGCAGTATAGCGAGTTAATGAATATCATGTCTACTACTCCCATCAGAGGAGGTAAGACTGCTAGAGAGGCGACTGAGGAGTTCATCAAGAGTCCTTTCTATACTCAGACATTGAAGAATGATATTCAGAAGGGAGAACAACTCTCAAGGTTCGTTCACTCCCTTCGTTCAGTGGCTGTCGATAAGTTCTTGAAGAAACACCCTGAACTTCGACAGACGGCTATTGCACAGGCTAAAGCTAACCTCACAGCGAAGCTCTCCCCACAACAATAACCCTCATATACCTCTAATTCGCGTTACAAGGCTCTGTAATCGCTTTTAGCTATTTTCATGAACTATGAGTCATGAAACTTTCTAAAACGCCTTACAGAGCCTTCTAGCGTGTCAAGAAAAAGGGACCGTATGGCCTATTCATATTTTCAATACACAGGGAACGGGACTACTAAGATTTTCAGTACTCCTTTGTACCTGGACCAGGGTCACATCCATGTCTATGTGAACGGAGTAGAGACTACTGCCTTCACATGGGTGACCAGCTCTACGATTAGTATCACTACGGCTCCTGCTTCTGGGGCTGTGGTCATTGTAAAACGGATTACTCCTCTTGATAGTCAATTGGTTGACTTCACTTCAGGTTCTCTTTTGAATGAAGAGACTATGGATTTGATGGCAACCTTCAATTTGTATGTGGCTCAGGAGGTTGAGGATAAGACTGAACTTGTTCTTGCTGTTGATGAAAACAACCTTGTTGATTCCCATAACAAACGTATCATAAATTTAGCTGATGCTGTTGATGACACAGATGCTATGAACAAGCAGAGTGTTGTTGCTCTAACTGCTACCTCTGTGGCTCAGGCTGAAGCTGCTAGGGATTCTGCTGTAAGTGCTAGGGATTCAGCTATCCTTAATGCCACCTCTGCCGCAGAAGATGCTGCCGCTGCTGATAGTGCTAAAGAGGATGCTGAAGCTGCTGCTGCTTCTGTTGTTGGAATGGAAGCAGATTTGGATGCTCTCCAGACTGACGGCGTACTTGATGTTGTCACCGCTGGAGGCTTCTGGGCTGATGATGCAGCTAGGCAGAGTAGGGCTGATGGGAAGATTCATCGGCTCGAAGATCGTCTTTTTGTAGGAAACACAGACTTCACAGGCAATTGGGCTATCTCTGAGGTTGGAGAGGATGAGGCCATAGATGGTGGGATTCGTTGGATACCTAGAGAAGCTACCTTCCTTACAGTCTCTCCTAATGGCCGTATTGCTGTAGCTGCTATGACTGAAACCAAGGACCAGGAAGACATCAATCCTGGCCCGGATGGTTCAGGCTTATGGGCTACTATCGCTGTTGCAGGTGTTGGTGTAGCTAATGGAACATTACCTGGGGCTGTAGCTTGGGGAGGTTACTTTGAGGCATACACCGCTGTGGCTAACCGGGCCGCTTTCGGCATCGAGATAGATATTGGAAACATGGCATCAACGGAGGGTATTAATAATCCATATCAACCATTCGCTTCAACTGGTGGTGAATATGGGTTAAACATTGCTGCTGGCGGTTCCGCTAAATACAACCTCAATACTCCTGAGTATCTTCATCCCTCTACTTGTGCCATCATTATTTGTAACAACGATAGCACCTTCCATAAAGGCATTGTATTTGATGCTGAAGCCATTGAAGGAACTAATGGAGTAACAGGCTCTGGTACTGCTATTTGTATGGCGAAAGGCCATGACATTATCTGGCAATCCGCAGCCAATGTGAATACTGGTAGAATTAGATGTATTGGTACTAGTGCCACGAATTTTACTGGTATTCAACTTCAAGATAATGCTATGGTTATTCAGAATGGTAATGGTGGAACTGTATTCTCATCTGCCAATACCAGTAATAGTGCTGTGAACTTTGTCAGAGCCTTCAACTCTATCACTGGAAGCGCCCCTGGTATTCAAGCGGCAGGGACTGACGGCTCTGTAGACCTATGGCTTCTTGGAGCGGGTACTACTGGAAGGGTGAAGTTTGGTACTTGGGTATCTGGAACTGGAACTGTCAATGGTTATATCATCATCAAGGACAATTCTGGTACTGAACGTAAACTGGCAACAATAGCCTAGTCATATCAAGGAAAGATAATATATGGGTATCTTGAAGAAACATGAGAGTGAGTATGGTGTCGAGGCTTCTTACTGGAACATTGGAGCTATCAAGGAAGACTTCTACGGCAAGAGTCTTGAGGTTACCTTATTTGGCTTCATTAACGAAGGTTCCAGACGGGCAGGTAAGCGTCCTTTGAGTATTGCTGTGATTCCTTTCAATCCTACTCAATACGCTCCTGACTTGTCCAGGGATGAGATATACAAACTGGTTAAGACCTGTCCTGACTTCATTGAAGCAGAAGACTGTTAGTCTTTTCTAAGGGATAAACATGTCTAACATTGACGAAGCTCTTCTCTCCAAGATTATCAAACAGACAATCGAAGAGATGGGAGGACACTGTTGTCCTTTAGGGGACATCGGGATGACTGATGACGACCATAAGGAACATCACAAGTTCCTGAAGAAGAGCCTCGAAGATTGGAGTGTCATCAAGAAGGCATTCTTGGTGGGTGTAGTCACTACACTCACCGGGGGAATCTTTGGTCTGATCTGGTTTGCTATCAAGAACTCACCTAAACCTTAATAGAACTCTCTACAAGGCTCTGTGAGGCTCTCTAGCTCCTACCATGACCTATGAGTCATGAAATAGGCTAGAAGCTCTCACAGAGGCTTGTACGATGAATGAGAGGCACATGAGCGATATTAGTAAGAGTGACCTACTCAATGACCTTTGGTTAGCTACTGCGAAGGAGGTCTTGAGGAGGGTGAAGGATGGTTCAGCTTCTGCTGCTGACATGGCTAATGCTATCAGGTTCATCAGGGAAGGTGCTGTGAAGGAGTTGGAGGAGACTATGGAGATTTCCAATCCTAAGCATAGGGCTATCTTGGATGAACTTGCTGACTATGATTTTCAATAATCCATTATTTGTGGATTAAGGAAGATGTTAACTACATCCTCCTAGATTAAACTAAATGTGGAGAAACTTTAATCCTTATGGATTTATTCAAAGACTTCAAGAAGTTCCTATTCTACACCTGGAGATTCCTAGGATTACCTCCACCTACACCAATACAGAATGAGATTGCTGATTACCTCCAGTATGGTCCTAAGAGGAAGATAATCCAGGGCTTCAGAGGTGTTGGCAAGAGTTGGATTACCTCTGCCTTTGTTTGTTTTGGATTAGGGAGAGAGCCTGAAGATAAGTTCTTGATTGTATCAGCCTCAAAGACCAGGTCTGATGACTTCTCCATCTTCACTCAGAGACTCATACATGACATGGAGATACTCAATCATCTTCAACCCAGGAATGACCAGAGGTTCAGTAAGGTAGCTTTTGATGTTGGTCCTGCTGGTCCTGCTCATGCTCCATCAGTCAAGTCAGTAGGTATCTTTGGGCAGCTTACAGGGTCTAGAGCTACTCATGTCATAGCTGATGACATTGAGGTAACCCAGAACTCAATTACTCAGGACAACAGAGAGAGGCTAATCAAGGCTGTAAGTGAGTTTGAGGCTCTAATTGTGCCTGAGGTAGGTCAGATTACCTTCCTAGGTACACCACAGACAGAGGAGTCAATCTACAATGTCCTCAGAGAGAAGGGATATGAGACAAGAATATGGCCCGCAAGGTTCCCTGACAAAACAGATATTTATAAAGGAGCCTTGGCTCCCTCCATTCAGGAGATGGTTGAAAGGAATCCTGAAGCTGTTGGTAGGTCGATAGACCCTAAGAGGTTCACAGACATCGATTTGATTGAGAGAGAGGCTTCCTATGGGAGGTCTGGATTCTGTCTTCAGTTTATGCTTGATACTAGCCTCTCAGATCAAGAGAAGTATCCTCTCAAGACAGGTGATTTGATTGTCATGGACACATCCTCTGTGGATGCTCCTATTTCCCTACAATTTTCTTCATCTCCTGAGTGCCAGATCAAGGACTTACAGAGTATAGGGTTTACTGGAGACAGATGGTATAGACCTATATTTGTTAGTAAGGATGCTTGGAAGGAATATGAAGGCTCTGTGATGTTCATAGACCCTTCAGGGAGAGGAGGAGATGAAACTGGGTATGCTGTGGTTAAACAGTTACATGGGAAGTTATTCTGTACTAAGGCTGGAGGATTGAGGGGAGGCTATGAAGACAAGGTTCTAGAGTTCTTGGCTAAGATGGCTAAGAGTGAGAATGTTAACCTCATCCTGATCGAGAGTAACTTTGGTGATGGGATGTACATGAAGCTCTTCATGCCAGTATTACTCAAACATCACCAGTGCTTGGTTGAGGAAGTCAGAGCTACTACACAGAAGGAGAGGAGGATTATTGACACTCTTGAACCTGTGATGAACCAGCATAGGCTGGTGATGAATACCTCAGTCATCAAGGAAGACCTAAAGCTCCTTGAAGACCAACCCAAGTACTCTCTCTTCTACCAACTCACCAGGATTACCAGGGATAGAGGGTCATTGAAGCATGATGACA